TTAATACCGGACACAGTTCTGTTGATGTAGGCGACATGCAACAATATAAAAATATTATAAATGATCCACATGTAGAATTAGATGCAATCCATGAATTAGAAGACATGGTACAAAACTCTCTTAGATATACTAAAGAACAAAAAGCAGCTTTCTTAAAATTAATTCGAAAAGAAAAATTTAAAGTGAACCTACTTTATGATGATCCAAAACTACGAAGAATGGCAGAAGCAGACCCAGAAGGTTTTGAGCGATGGTTAAACTATATGATTAATAAAGATCCAACCCTAGGTGATTTTGCAACTGGTGGAAGAGTTGGTTTACATGAAGGCGGTATGTTAGGTTCAATGGGAGTTGAAGATGGAAGTTATCAAGCAGCAGAACAAGCACAGAATCCATATCAACAAGCTTACAAAGATGCCGCAAACAATATGACAAATGAAGATTTATTAAACCCTCACGTTCAAACTGCTAATCAACATCGACAACAGTTTACGCAAAGAGTAAACGAGAGAAACAACGACCTAATAAGTAGCTTAAGTCCTTTTCAAGCAGCACAACAAGGAACAAATTCTTACGACCCATTAGGTCAACTTGCAAATGTAGCAGGACAAGGACATCGTCTAAGCAACCTTCCCGGATCACAAGATCCGGTATCTAATCGTCGACTAGGTGAGGTACTTTCACGAGGACAAAATGAAATACATAAGGCAATTGGAAATAGTCATCAAGCATTAGCACAGAAACTTGGACAAGGAAACTTACAACAAGTCGGTTTACAACAAGTCGGTCAAGCACCAGCGGTTGGTCAAGTGGGTGGACAACAAGCATCAAATGTGCTTAGCGGCATTAATATGCAACAACTTGGTGGACAATTGGGCATAGGCGGATTATTTGGAATGAGGAGCTAATATGGCAATCGATAAAAAAGCAATACCAGACACACTCGTAGATGAATTGAGAGATTCACAAACAGTCTATGATGCAGAGGTAGAATTAGAAGCAGAAGAACCTGAAGAGTCAAATGTTGAAATGACTGAGGATGGTGGTGCGGAAATTAATTTTGGTCAACCACAAGCCCAACAAGGTTATGCAGGACATCAAGAAAACTTAGCTGAGGTTTTAGACGAAAGGGATCTTAATGAAGTAGCTAATGATATACTTGAACAATATGAAGATTGTAAATCTTCTAGAGGTGATTGGGAAAAAACTTATACAAATGGTTTAGACCTACTTGGATTTAAGTACGAAGATAGAACTGAGCCCTTTCAAGGATCAAGTGGTGCCACACACCCAGTTTTAGCAGAAGCAGTCACACAGTTTCAGGCTTTAGCTTATAAAGAACTTATGCCTGCAGGTGGCCCAGTAAGAACACAAATTATTGGTTTAGAAACTCCAGAAAAAGTAAAACAATCACAACGTGTAAAAGAATTCATGAATTATCAGTTAATGATAAATATGAAAGAGTACGAACCTGAATTTGATCAAATGTTATTTAATTTACCGTTGTCTGGTTCTACATTTAAAAAAGTTTATTACGATTCAATTCTTGCAAGATGTGTATCTAAATTTGTTCCTGCAGAAGATTTATATGTTCCGTATAACTCAACTTCTTTAGATGATACTGAATGTATTATTCATAAAATAGAAATGACTAAAAACGACTTAACTATGCAACAACTTGGTGGTTATTTTCGTGATGTTGATTTAGGAGAAGGTGGTGCTTCTGTAAGTACAGATGAAATAGCAGAGAAAAAAGATAACTTATCAGGAGTTGATCCAGATAAAAATGAATTATTTACACTTCTAGAGGCTCATGTTCATTTAGAGCTTCCGGGATTTGAAGATATTGACCCTAAGACAAATGAGTCTACAGGAATCAAGTTTCCTTACATAGTAACTTTGGACGAAGGTTCAGGAGAAGTCTTATGCATAAAAAGAAACTGGGATGAACAAGACCAGACTAAAAAGCGTAAAGATTATTTCGTCCACTTTAAATTTCTACCAGGACTCGGATTTTACGGGTTCGGCTTAATCCACATGATCGGCGGCTTGTCGCGAACTGCAACAGCAGCACTAAGACAACTTTTAGACGCCGGCACCTTGTCAAACTTACCAGCCGGATTCAAAATGCGAGGCATCAGGGTCAGAGACGAAGCTCAACCGTTGCAGCCGGGAGAGTTCCGTGATGTTGATGCACCTGGTGGAAACCTTAAAGATGCATTCATGCCTTTACCATTTAAAGGACCAGACGCTACTCTATTACAATTAATGGGTACAGTCGTAGCCGCGGGCCAGCGGTTCGCGAGCATTGCTGATCTACAAGTGGGCGACGGCAATCAATCGGCAGCCGTGGGTACTACAGTTGCGCTCTTGGAGCGCGGATCGCGGGTTATGAGTGCAATACACAAAAGAATTTATGCAGCAATGAAATGTGAGTTCATGCTACTTGAAAAATGTTTCGTTACTTATTTACCAGCTATATATCCTTATGATGTTGTTGGAGGACAAAATGAAATTTTCCAAGCAGACTTCGATGAAAAAATAGATATTATTCCAGTTGCTGATCCAAATATCTTTTCACAAACACAAAGAATTGCAATCGCACAAAGTGAATTACAAATTGCAATGTCAAATCCTGCTATGCATAATGTTTATCATGCGTATAGACATATGTATGAAGCATTAGGTGTAAAAGATATTGATCAAGTTTTACCACCTCCTCCACCACCACAAGCGATGGATTCTGGAACAGAAAATATTTTAGCGTTAAATGGTAAAAAGATTCAAGCGTTCCCTAAACAAGATCACCAAGCACATATGAAATCTCACTTGTTGTTTATGGGTACTACTATTTGTAGAAACAACCCTCAAGCTTTAGGAATTTTGCAACAGAACTGTATGGAGCACATTGTACTAATGGCGCAAGAACATGTTGAGTTAGAATATCAACAAGAGACACAACGTATGCAACAGATGCAGCAACAGATGCAACCTATGCTAGACCAAATGCAACAGAACCCTCAGATGCAACAGAACCCTCAGATACAACAACTGCAAGAGCAACAAGCAAACTTACAGGTTGCAATCGAAGCACGTAAGTCAACTTTAATTGCAGAGTTCATGGAAGATTATGCAAAAGCTGAAAAAGAAACTCTTAATCAGATAGACGGCGATCCTTTATTGAAATTAAAAGATAGAGAGCTCGACATTAAAGCAAGAGAAGACCAAGCTCAGCAACAGCAAGCAGAAGAGAAACTTAATCTTGAGAGATCTAAGATGCTACAAAACAGAGAACTAGCAGAAGAGAAAATGCAAGAAAATGATAAACACCAAAAACTAAGAGCTGCTGTATCTTTAGCCAAAGATGGTATTAAAGATATGAAAGCTAATATTTTAGAAAAGAGAAGTGACTAATGTCATCATATACAGATAGATTTGGAACAGGAGCTATGCCCACTTTCAACATAGGGCAAGGCCAAGGTAACACTTCTTGGAAGTATGGTGGAGATGAGTCTGCAGCTATGATGCAAGATCATTTAGATCAACGAGCACGAGAATATGCTGAGCAAAAAGAGTTCTTTCAAGATACTACTATGCCTGCTCTTAAGGCTATGTTTAATCCTGATGAGCCAGAAAAAGATCCTCTGGATTCTCTACTTGAAGCAACAGCGGGCCAACCAGATGAAATACCCCCATTAGGAGATCCGGATCGAGGCAGTAATCCTGACATAGATCAAAGCCAGGCTGGAATATATATTGATGATGAGGGAAACGAGAGAGTCATGGGCGATGAGTTTGGAAAAGGCAGCTGGGTAAAGGATGTAGGAGCAGCAGGAACAATGCTTGATCTACTTTTTTCAGGCGGGTTGTATACAGCGGCGGACTTAGTTAAGAACACATTAAAACCAATGACAGATAAAGAAATAGATGATTTTTATAAAGATCCAGATGTCGATTACACTGGTGATGGTGTTATTGATGCACAAGATCAAGCATATAGTGGTTATGGGTTTGATAAGCATAGAAATGAATTTGACTTACAAGCAGGAGATACTAATATTCACGGTAATGAAGTTGTAATGGACTCACCTATGTATGATGCAGATTCACCTATGAATGATCCTAATTTTTGGGAGAACTATAATAAGGATAATAAAGCAAACGGCGGCCGCATAGGAATGAATACAGGAGGTTATTTGCCTTGGACACAAACTATGACTTCAGATTATGCTAATCAATATTACAACCAGTTTAACAATCCTACTTTTGGAGCTACAACCGCAACTCAAGCTACAACTCCTACTCAATCGGATACACCAACAGATTTAGGAGATTTAGGAACTATAGTTCCTACTACTGTACCTCTTTCTGGAGGTCTTGCTCAACAAAGAGGTAGCGGACCAGAAGATAGAGGAACTTGGGAACAAAGATTTAGCCCAGAACATCAATATAACCGCCCTGGAGTTCATCAGGGTATTGCTTATGAATCAGATGACGATGGAGTATTAAGAGTTTCTCATGTTCCAAATAGTTTAGAAAATGTGTTCTCTTTAGAGGATGAAGCACACCCATTCTTACAAGGTGTTTATGACGTCGGACAATTAGTGCCTAGAACCACTAGTTTCCTTGCAGGCCTTCTTGGTTTCGGTAAAGATAAAGACGATAAAGAGGCCAAAGCAGTAGAACAAGCAGCTTTACAAAAAGAACTGCAACAGCAAAGAGCAATAGAAGATCAGATCGAACAGAACAGAATTGCTTCAGCACTAGCAGCTCAACAGGAACTTGCTGCGATAAATTCTGGTGGTGATGGCTCAGACAATGACAACACTACACAAACAAGCACATCAACAGGAAGCGGAGGTAGCCCTTCAGCCGGGGGTGTGTCTTTAGGAACAAGTTTACATGGAGGCAATCAATACTCTGGCGGCGGCGGCGGCGGTGGTTGGAGGGACCGCGACCGTACTGGCGACAATCGCATAGGTTGCTTTGTTAAAGGCACAATGATCCAAATGGCTGACGGAACAGAAAAAGAGATCACAACTATTGAAGTT